CCGGCCGTTGAGGACCAGGCGAGCCGCGTCAAGGATTGGATGAACCTGTACCTGACGCAGCTGGCGCCGGAGTACTACGAAGAGTTTGACCAGATGCTGATGTGGCTGCCGTTGGTGGGCAGCACGTTCAAGAAGGTCTACCAGGATCCGGTTCTCGGCCGCCCAGTGGCGCGGTTTATCACGCCGGAGAACTTCATTGTCTCGTATGGCACGAGTGATCTGACCACGTCGCAGCGGTACACGCACATCACGCCGATGACGAAGCGTCAGCTGCGCTTGGCCCAGCTTGCGGGCATGTATCGGGACATTGATCTGGGAGATCCTGAGGAGAACCTGGATCAGGGTTCGCCCATTCAGTCGGCTGTGAACTCCACGCAGGGGATCAGTCCGGGCGCTGAGGGCTCAGAGGAGTACCGTATCTACGAGGTGTATGCGGATCTGGATCTGGCGGGCTTTGAGAACCCGGACAATATCCCGCTGCCGTATATCGTTTCGATTGATGAATACAGCCGCAAGGTTCTGGCTGTTCGTCGGAACTGGAAAGAAGGCGATGTCGCGTTTGCGAAGCGCGATCGCTTTGTGCATTACAAGTTCATCCCCGGTCTGGGCTTCTATGGTCTGGGTTATGCCCACATCCTGGGGAATTCGGCGAAAACCGCGACGAGCATCCGCCGTCAGCTGATCGACGCCGGCACGCTGAACAATTTCCCCGGTGGCCTGCGGGTCAAGGGGATGCGTATCGAGGATAACAACCTCGGGATTGGCCCGACCGAGTTCCGTGAAATCGACACGGGTGGCCTGCCGATCCAGAACGCAATCATGCCGATGCCCTACAAGGAACCTTCATCGGTTTCTCTGGAGCTTCTCCGGGAAACCTACGAGGGAGCCAGAGGGTTGGCCAATACCGCTGAGATCGCGGTTGGCGAGGGTCGTCAGGACGCACCCGTGGGGACCACAGTGGCCCTCATGGAGGCGGCGACTCGGGTGCAGTCGGCCACTCTGAAGCGCGCTCACAAGGCGCTGGACCGCGAACTGAAGATGATCGCGGAACTCTTCGGTGAGTTCCTGCCTGAGGTGCCGTACCCGTTCCCGGTTCGTGGCGGGAAAGCGGCGATCATGCGCAAAGATTTCAGCGATGAGATCGATGTGATCCCGGTCAGTGATCCGAACATCTCGTCGTCGGCACAGAGGATGATGCGGGCTGAGGCTCTGCTGCGGTTTGCCACCCAGCAGCCTGAGCTGCACGATCTGCGCGCTGCGTTCCAGCAGATGTACGTCGAGATGGGTGTGGATCCTGAGCGCATCCAGATGATCCTGCCTAACAAGGAGCAGGAGGCGAAGCCGTTGGATCCGCTGACTGAGAACCAGAATGCGATCACTGGCAAGCCTCTCAAGGCGGCTGAGTACCAGGATCATGATGCGCACATTGCGTCACATGCGCCGATCGCGGAGAACAATCCGCCCATGCAAGCGCACATCAACGAGCATTTGGCGTTGAAGATGCGCGTTCAGGTGCAGCAGCTTATCGGCCAGCCGCTGCCGCCTCCGGGCCAGCCGTTGCCGCCTCAGGTTGAGAACCAGCTTGCCATCATGGTGGCGAAGGCCATGCAGCAGTTGGCACCGCAGTATAAGACGCAGCCCGAACAGCAGCCTGATCCGTTTGCGCAGGTTGAGATGGCGAAGATTCAGCAGCGAGATGCAGATAGTCAGCGTGATTCTGACACCAAGCTGCAGATTGCTTCTATGGAAAACCGGAGCGAGGCAGAGGACCGTGTCAGTAAGGAACGGACAGCTGCCATGAAAATAGAGGCCGAATTGGCCCGTGGTCTTTCCCCGCAATTTAATGGAGGCCGAAATGGCTGACGACTCTCAGCGGGCGAAGGCTCGCTCGACCTTTGGTTCCTCGTTCTTTGAGAACTCCAAGGCTATTCCCGCGCCGAAAAACTTCGCCACGGCTCAACAGAAGACGGCCAACAGCCGCCCGATCCCGACGTTCAAAGTCGGTGGTGCGGTAAAGAAGGCTGACAGCGGTATGCCTCGCAATCGGCCAATGCCGTATGACAAGATGGGCAGCAAGCTGCCGCGCAAGGCTGACGGCGGCCTGACGGATGTCCGTAAGGCGGCTGTCATGCAGCGTGCGATGGGTGACGAGCCAGGTGTGCCAATGACCGGCATGGGCACGCAGCCTATGAGGGTCATGAAGACTGGTGGCAAGGTCATGAAGAAGGCTGAAGGCGGCACCGTTAAGCCGGCCCCGAACAAGAGTGGCGGCAAGAAGGATGCCGAGTACGGTGACTACGTAATCTCCGGCCGCCCCAAGATGCCCCCGCCGAAGAAGGCTGCCCCGCGTCCCACCATGCCTCCGAAGACTGGCGGTAAGAAGGACGCTGAGTACGGCGACTACGTCATCGCCAAGGCAATGGGCGGTAAGGTCCAGACCTCGTCTGACACGGCGCGCAAGCTGGCCACTGAAATGGGTGGCATGAAGCACGGTGGGGTTCAGAAGAAGAGTGTCGGTGACGTTCTGAAAAAGATCGCTCCGTATGCGGCTATGGGCCTAGTCGGCGCTGCGCTCGGTAAGAAGAACCCCCTCAAGGCTGGGGCTCTTGGTGCCGTTGGAGCTTTGATGATGGGCAAGAAGAAGAAGCCGATAGTTCCTCCGGTCGCTGGCGCTGGTGCTGGCGTTGGTTCTAGCGTCGCGGCTGGCGCTGGTGGTACGCCCGTGTCAGGTCAGCCGGGTGTCAACAAGTACTTTGTAAATGACACCTTCGACACCACTGACAAAAACAAATTCATGCAGGTCAAGAAAGGCGGCCCTGTCGGCAAATATGCTGTCGGTGGCGCTGGCAAGACCCGTCTGGGTATGGCTCCAATCAAGCGGGCTCAGGGTGGCGCGGCTAAGGTACGCAAGGGTATGATGACCCCCAAAGGTAAGATTACCCCTGGTGTCAAACCGCACAAGGGTATCGGTGCCTTCTAGTGCCGAGTCGGTCGAAATCTCAATTTCGGCTAATGGCGGCGGCGGCGAACAATCCAAAGTTCGCCGCCAAGGCCGGCGTTCCGTTGAAAGTGGCCAAAGAATTCCACGCTGCGGATCGTTCTAAATCGTACAAAAAAATACCGGAGAGAGTTAATGAGCGCGGAAGAACTTCGAAGGCGCACAATAGATAAGCTGGGCAGCGCGCGAGATAGCGCTGTCGAGTACGCACTTAACGTGCGGTTCCGCCCCTCATCGGGTGGCGATAGGTTTACCCCGGCTACGACTGTAGAAGAAATTGCCCTTCAGGCTATCGAAGGGAATGCGTTGGCTCGCGCGTATGCGAATGCGATCGAGGCCATCAACGAAACGTACAGGCAAATGCATCAGCCTGACGACGACAAAATACCGGAGCAAAAAAGAAAGGAAATGTACTGATGACCGAGATAATTCGAAAACCCTCAAGGGAAGAGTTTGAGGACGACCTGGCCTTCATTCAGGCCAACTCTCAGACAATGCCGACCCTGAGCAACATTGAGCCTCACGAAGAGGTGGCTGCCAAAGGCCTCATTGATGAACACTTCGTGGAGATGACTGGCCGGCCGTTCACCATGAAACCGGCTGGCTATCTGATCGCGACGAAGATCTATGTTCGTCCTGAGGAGCTGAAGACGATCACGCGGGACGATGGCACTGAAGTGTCAATCTACCTGCCCGACACTGTCCGCGCGGAAGACAAGTATCAGTCTGTCTCGGCGCTGGTCTGTGCGGTTGGTCCTGAGGCTTATCAGGGCGAGAAGTTTGAGCGTAGCGGCCCGTGGTGCAAGGTCGGCGACTGGGTTCTGATCCCGCGTTACGAGGCGACTGCCGTCTCCTATCGTGGCGTGGCGATGGCCCTGCTCCCCGATGATCGTATCATGGCTGTGATTGACGGGCCTGACGACGTTCAGGCTGCTAACCTAGCGGATAAGTATTGATCATGTCTGAAGAAATGGACCTACCCATTCATGAGGATGGGCCTGATGACGACGTTGAGATTGAGATCACGGAAGAGGATCTCGCGGATGACTCTGATGGAGAACTTCCCAGATCTGAACCCGACGCCGAAGAAGGTGCGGAAGCTCAAGCTGAGGAGGATGAGGAAGAAGAGGAGGCCCGTCCGAAGCGCAAGCGTTCTTCCGAAAAGCGAATCTCGGAACTGGCGAGGCGTGCGCAGGATGCCGAAAAACGCGCACAAGACGCGGAACTGAGGCTTCAGGGTGAGTCTCAACTGCGGCGTCAATCCGACGCTGCAATGATGACCCACTACGAGAACGCTCTCTCGGCTCAGATGAACGATGCCAAGCGAAAGTTACTCGAGGCCAAAAGCCTTGGTGACAGCGAGGCTGAGATTGATGCTCAGGGTGAGTTCTTCCAAGCCCAGACAGATCTGGCCGGCGTCAAGGCCTGGCGCGCTCAGCAGCTTACAGAGCAGCCTGAGCAGACTAGGGAGGTTCGCCGTGCGCCTGCAGAGGATCAGCGACCTCAGCTTGAGCCTGCTACGGCTGATTGGGTTCAGACGAACGAGTGGTTCCAGCCTCAGTCTCCAAGCTTTGACGCGGAGATGCACGAGGAAGCCACGCTATATGCCCGCCGGATTGAGCGCCGGTATAAGGCTGACGGCCGTGGGGATGAGATTGGCGGGTCTGTTTATTTCCGGGAAATCGACAAGCACATGCAGGAAGAGTTCCCGGATGCGTTTGAAGGTAGGGCTGCTCCCAAGCGGACTACTCCACCGATGAGCCGAGATAGAGGGGTCGCTCCTGTTTCTCGTGGAGGTCAGCCCACTCAGGGCGCTCGCCCGTCCAACAAGATTCGTCTTTCCGCAGAGCAACGGAAGTTTGCCCAAAACATGGCGGCTTCAGGAGCTTACACCAAACCGGGCGGTGCCCGGATGAGCAACGAGGAAGCGGAAAAATACTATGCCGTTTACCTCATGAAACAGAGCCGGAGTTAATCATGCCCCCTCGTAAAACAAGAGCCGCCGAAGAGCGCGCTTCCAACATTCGTGAAACCGAAATGCGTTCAGCTCCGGTTGCGCACTACCAGTCGAAGCTGTACGTCCCGCCGAATAAGATCCCGTCTGGGGTGACCTATTCGTGGGTTCGCGAAACCACCCTGAACGAGCCGGATCCGGACAATATGACCGACCGCATGGTTCGTGGTTGGCATCCTGTCCCGGCCTCTCGTCACCCAGAAATGGTCCCTCCTCCGCTTCCGGGCTATGAGGGCATTGAGGTCCAGGTCATCCGCCGTGGCGGCCTGATGCTGTGCGAGCGTCTGTCTCGAGACGTGTCGCGTGACCGGCAGATTCGCGATCGTGAGAACCTGGAGATGCTTCAGGATGTCGCGTGGACTGGAAACGCAGACCCGAACCTTCCACGGTTTGAGGATCAGAACAGCGGGGTTGGCTTTGAAAGGGTGACCTCGTTTAAGGATTAACTCTCCGGTCCACGGAGCTTAGGTTTCGTGGCTACTTTGCCCCCATCGATGAGCAATTGACGTTGCCTGTCGATGGGGGTACTTTTATGAATCACCGATGGCCGTCACGTATCGTGCCAAAACTTCGATAGTGGTCACGTACCCACTGATAGCGAGCGCCGTCACGTACCGGCAAATCCCTCAAACCCTCAGCTTGGAGTTTTCGAATGTCATTCGGAACCAATGCGCCTCAGGGTCTTCAGCCTGTCCGTAAGCTTGACGGCTCGGCGTGGACCTCGTCTCTCAATAGCTATCAGATCGTCACGACCTATGCGTCTTCCATGTTCACTGGCGACCCCGTCACCATTGGCAGTGATGGCTACCTCGCTCGCGGTGTTGCCGGCTCGGCAATCGTGGGTGTGTTCATGGGTGTGAAATACACTGACTCGACTGGCACCGTGAAGTTCATGCCTTACTGGCCTGGCAACCCCGGCGTCCAGACTGGCTCGACCGTGGAAGCCCTCGTGCTTGACGACCCGAACCTCGTGTTCAGCATTCAGGAAACCAATGGTTCCGGCGCTGCTGGTACCCCTCTGGCTCTGGCTGATCGTGGTCTGAACGCCAACTTCCTGTACACCGCCGGCAATACCGCGACTGGTCAGTCTGCTGTGTCGCTTAACAATGCCACTGAAGCAGATACCAGCAGCTTGAACCTCAAGATCATTGATCTTGACCCGACTCCGGGCAACGCTCTCGGCTCTTTTGCCAACTGGCTCGTCACCGTTAACAACCACCTCTACAAGGGTGGGGTTACTGGCATTTAAGAATCGCGGACAGGGAGATTAACCAATGGCGATTAATACAACCTCTATCCGCGACTTGCTCCGTCCGGGGCTGGCTGCGGTTTTCGGCGACTATCCCCAGTACCCTGGGCAATGGTCGGAGATCTTCGAAAAGCACACCTCCGATAAGGCGGTCGAAATCGAAGTGGAAGTGAAGCTGCTTGGTCTGGCTCAGATCAAGGCTGAAGGTGCATCAACGGCCTACCAAGACATGGGCCAGCGGTTCGTCACGAACTACGTGAACCGCTACACCTCAATCGGCTTCATCATCACTCGTCAGGCGATCAAGGATAACCTGTACCAGTCTTCGTTCCCGCTGCAGGCCAAGGCTCTGCGGCAGTCGATGGCTCAGACCAAGGAAGTCCTCGGCGCTTCGGTCATGAACAATGGCTTCTCGTCCAACTTCCCCATCGGTGATGGCCAGCCGTTCTTCT